GCGGGAACAAGACGTGTCGTCCGATCATCCTCACGATGTGCTCACGAAGCTCACCCAGCGCCATCTCAATCGGAACTTCGAGCTCTGTGATCGAGCTGACGTTCTTCTGGATTCTCGCTGCGACGGCCAGCTTCCGCATCGCCAACGACTCCTGAGGCAGATAGCACTCGGGGCCGAAGGGCTGCATGAAGGGCTCCATCATTGTGGGGGCTTCGGGCTCGTAAGTCTTGGTGCTCTGGTAGCGCACAACGGACTCCTCGACGCAGTAGACCGTTGCTTCGGCGGTCTCCGCGATTTCTCTATGATAACCTGTGAGGACAGCGCAATCAACCGGGGGTAACTTGGTGATCGTCTGCGTGGTAGAAGCCTGCACTGCATTCCTAGACACACCGGCTGTTTCGGCCAGCGCGTCATCCACGTCCGCAGGCACGTCGGCGCAGCAATAGCGGCCAACGCGTGCGGTGCTCACTTTCAACGGTGTGTCGGGCCCGCCGAGCACACGAAGTCGAATCCAGCGGCGCTGTTCATCGCTCACGGGGCACAACCGAACCAGCGGCCCATTCAGCCTCGGGTTGAGGTCAAACAGGGGGAATCGGAAGCGCGCGCACGGGGCAAACAGCACCATCTGGTGGTCCTTGTCAACCAGCTTACGGTCGACGTTGAACACGGTCTTGATGAGGATCAAGCCGGACGGCGAATAGGCAATCGCCGTGACCATGTCCCTGCCAGTGTCCCATACCAGTTGCCGGTAAGAGGCACCGCCCTTAACATTGAAGAGGAGCTCATTGTCTTCATTAAATGTGTAAGAGTACTCGGCTTCGATAGCCGCGGCAGATGACGGAACAACGGTATAGAGTACAACCGGTTGTCCGTAGCTCAGCACCAGATTCATGTCGATATAATCGGACGTGTCGACAAGGGCAATCATGTGGTGCGCCTGAGGTGCAAAGGCTTCGGGGGCACGATGCGCGTCTTTTGACCAAACAATCGTCTCGCAGCCCTCGAGTCCATTACGGTTGTCCGCCTTTGAACGCTGCACGATGTATGGTACGAACCCGACGGTCGC